CAGGTTCCAAAGATGTTTGTCATCTTCGGCATTCGTGTAAAACATGATGAAGATAATAGCGATTGGTTCACACGCTCTCAGATTCTTGATGTGATTGATGGCTACGGGGCTGAAGCTGCTAAAACTGATTCAATCTATTGCATCCACAAGTTCAAGACGTGGACAATGGAAATTGACTTTGCTCACCCGGAACTTGTTCAGAATGAGCTTGGTGAATTGACGATGAAGGTTGAACAAGAGTGCCCAGTTAGTAAAACCTTCGGAGTTAGCGGCGTCGGTGAAGGCATCGTATGGACAGCTGTCCCAACTACTCACGTGCCATTCCGTGTTAGTGACTTGATCTTCAAGGTCAAGGGCGAAAAGCACAGTGAAACAAAGGTGCATACGTTGGCTCCAGTTGATGTTGAACGCATCAACAACATTCGTCAGCTAGTTGAAACGATTGTTACTGATCACCGATTGGAAAAGAAGCTCACCGACATGGTGGAACAAGGTTTCCCACTCCTCGTGCAAAATACCAGCGTATTCTTGAAAATCGTTGGAACTGATGTGTCGAAGGAAGAGGGTGATACGATCGATGCTAGCGGTCTACCACGAAAAGAAGTTATGGCTGCTGTTTCAAAGCGTGCTAGTCAGTGGTTCGTAAAGAAAGCTTCCGAAGCTTAAAGAAATGGGGAGCCTAGGCTCCCCATTGTTTATTTCCGGCTAAATTCTCGACGTTTAAGTCTAACTTCGGCCGGCATCGCCATGCCGCCCTTCAGAGCAATAATCACTTCAAGAGCCTCAGGCGGAACTACCTCATGATATTTTCTTTCATAAGCGCTCCAGATTGCCTCATATGCTTTCTCTGAAACCTCATCTTTCTCTGGTAAATCTTGCTGAAGATCATACATCCTCAGTCCCAGTTCTCTATATCCAGGTGAATCATAAAGAATCGTGTAAGTGATGTAATTATTGATGTGCATACTGCTGATTTTACCAGATGCAACTTCCTCTAGATCTCGCCAGTTTACATGCACTTGCTGCTTCTCGTAGTTGAACCCCATGAACTTGATAAATTCTGGAAAGCCCTTATCTTTGATGTGAGCAATTAGATCTTTATCAGTAGCCGCGTTTGGCGCTTTGTTCTTCTTGTATGATTCAAGCCTATTTACAAGATCATTTTTACACGCTGTGAGATATTTGGCATAAGCTTTTTGATGCTTCCATGTCAGCGTGTCCTTAGCTGGAAGCGGAATCATTCCTGCCTTCATTTTTGCTCTTGCGTTTTGTTGATCAAGACGATCAAAATCGATTGACACTACTAACGCTTCAATCTTCCCACCAGCTGCTTTCAGTAATTCATGCAAAATTGTTTCAATAGAGTTGATATCTTTAATGTCAACTTTCTTGTCATGCGCGTTTCTTTCAAGATGAATGTATTTTGACTTTCTTACATCAGCTGGAATAAGATCAATGGCTTTTTGTGTAGCCATCACTTGAAACATCGAAGTGCTATGAAAATCTTCTTTTGTTTTACCAGCAAAGAAATTATCACAAAATGAGAAAATTTGATCACCGTCATGAACGAGAACAGCGCCAACGTCGTTGTAGCCCTTCACGGTCTTATTGTGATAATCTTTTCCTGTTTCGATTGGGCCACGAAGTAGTTCCGTCATATCAGTGACGGACGTAATAAGCTTCTTTGTAACTTTTGAGTTTTTGCCAATCTTCTTTTCTAGCCCACGTTCTTTATATGACTCATCTATATTAAAGAACGCTCGCACCAGATCTTTATCGATCACTCGAAGATTGCCAAGATCTTCTAGCAGGGTTTGTAGCTCGAGCATGCCGAGCAATTCTTGAAGGATCATTTGTAATTCCAGCAATTAGTTTTGATGGGATATTTATGGCCTGTCACTGAATAAATAAGAAATCTATACATTCCCTGGAGATCAATATGTCAAGAGTGGCCCAGGACGCCGGTGATTCGCTTTGGTCAGAAGGTCAAGCTATTACCCTCGTCTTCAATCGCACGTCACCAACGACTGCAACTGTTACATGGAACGCGCCGCAACCATCTGCGGTAGTTACCACGACGAAACCCGTGACGTACAACGGCATGTTGATCACGGCATCGCAACTCGAAATCAATCCGTCAAATTATCCAACAGACGGTGTTATCTACACACCATCAGCTGATGTTTCGACACCCGCTGATAGAATTGGCCAAGCGTTAGTCGTTGGTGCTTTTTATAATGACAAGACGACTAACTCATTGAAGTTGACGAATTTGGATCCCCAAGCGGTTTATTACTGCTCGGCCCACCTTATTTCAAATGTCAACACTTATTACTCACTAGGTGTTCGATCATATCCTGAATCGACAGTTAGCGGCGTATATGCGTCTGATATCCCGAAGAGCTATGGCCCGCCTGAAAATCCAACAATGGGTCAGTGCTACTTTGATGAACAGCAGAATATGCTATTCTCATGGAACGGTGCTACCTGGATTGCATCTACAGAGCAAACGACAATCGCGGCCGAGACTGACCCACAATATCCGTGGACCGGAATGCCAACAAACTATCCACGGGTTGGTGACTTTTTCTACAATACTCGTACGAAGCTTTTGAAAGTTTGGTCAGGTGTCTATTGGCGTCCGGTAGAAAGTGACGGCGGCGGACCAATCTACAAGAAGCAAGGAGTGGGCACTGACCTGACGAATGGTGCACGGCTGAGTTTAATCAATTCATTGAAGATGCAACTCGGCTTCCCAGTCGTCTGTGTTGAATTGACAGATGCTCACTTTAACATCGCGGTTGATAAGGCTTTGGCTGAAATTCGCCGCCGCGTTGATAATGGCTACAACAAGCGTTTCTTCTTTACGCAGATGATGCCAGGTCAAAGCACATATTACTTGAATGATCCAACATCTGGCACTAATACAATCGTTGACGTTATTCGAATCCACCGACTAAACATGCTTGGCCTGGTGAACTTTGGTCCAGACAATATCTACGCTCAAGCGTTCATGAGTCAGTTTTATGCTCCTGGCGTTGGTTACGACTTGGTTTCAATTCACTTGATCTCAGCCATGTCGGAAACGTACTCCCAGATTTTTGCGGGTGAAATTGCTTACAACTGGAATGAAACTTCACGTCAGATGGAAATCTATCGTAATTTCGTTAGCCCAGAAAAAGTATTGGTCGAAGCAACTTGTGAAAAAATGGAGCAAGAACTTATTGCTGATCGTTGGACTAGCCAATGGATTCAGCAGTGGGCTAAATCAGAAGCCATGTTCATGCTAGCTCAGATTCGCGGTAAATTCGCAAGCCTACCTGGACCGGGCGGTGGTCTACAATTGAATGCAGACACATTGATGTCAGAAGCTCAGCGTCTTCAAGAAGACTGCCTGCGACAAGTTCAAGACTTTGAAGTTGGACAGAACGGCCCAGGCACGTTCTTTGCCCCATTCGTGATTGGTTAATAAGATGGCAGATAACGACAATAACAGCTGCCCACCAGGCGTACCGAAGCTTGACTTCGCGTACGATACGGCGAGCCAGAATTACACTCTGCCGCCGCTTCCTGTTGGAACGCTAGACTATTCAACATCCGATTGTGCTCAGCATGAGGCCGACTATATTGCCGCGCTTCAGGCTGAGGCATTGAATGCAGCAGCTGGCCCGGTTAACGTATTCCCGCTTCTTGGTGTTCACAATCAAGGATCAAATATTGATCAGACCGGTTCTGGTTATCCTCTGTCATCAGGGACTCCAGCTGGATTCAATATTCTTGACGCGTTCAACGCAAATAGTGACTCCTGGCGTTCTGTACAGCTTGGTGCTGCGGTGACATCAACACCAGCATTTATCGGCTACAGCTTCGGAACTAAGAAAGCGTGGAATGTGATCGGTACTCCGCAAGAACGATATGCTCCATCTGAGCCTGTTAGAAAGAAGATCAATTCGATCAACATAAAGCAGGGCGCAGACGCCACTAACCGTGTTACTCAGCTGAGAGTGGAAGCTTCTGATGACGGTCAAAATTGGCGCCGCATCGACGTGGTTGCAGTGCCAGACACTGCTGACATGGCGACGGTTGGATTCAAGAATGACGCTATCTTCAATCAATGGCGATTCATTCCGGTGTTCTTTAACGGTGTAGCTACTAATTCGGCTTGGGAAGTTGTGCAGCTTCAATTGCTTGAATCGACCCAAATGTCCTTGGATAATATTCAGGACAGCTTCTTCCGTGAAAATCGTGACAGAGCGTATTGCCGCACTTCAACAATGTTGAAAGCGCAGTATGACTTGTTGGATGTTCAGACAGAGCTCGCGAAGTATGGTATCAATCTGCCAGAATCTTACATTTTCACAGTAAGCTATCCAATGATGATCCAGATTCTTGGTCGTCCAGTGATTGTCGGAGATGTTTTGGAACTTCCAGGTGAAGTGCAATATGATACGAAGCTGCGCCCAGTTCGCAAGTGGCTTGAAGTAACCGACACAAATTGGAGCACTGAAGGATACACTTTCAACTGGAAACCGAACTTGTTCCGTTTCTATGCAGCTCCAATCCTACCGTCGCAAGAACACAAGGATCTTTTGGGTCTTCCAGGAAAGAATAATGGCGTCAACGCAGCGCAGTCAGATGAAGATTTCTTTGCCGGCGGTGCGCTATTAAATCAACAAGCATATGAAGCGACTGAACAGGTTGAGCAATATAGCAAGGATGCAGTTCCTCAGACTGGTAGCGATCCTCAAGATATCCAGTCAGGAGAGCCAATTCTTGGACCAAGAGGCGGATACGATGGACGAGACCTATATTCAGAAGATGCAATTCCGCCAAATGGAGCTCCGTATTCTTCTGGCCCTGCATTGCCAAACATAGCAGAGGTTGAAGATGGTCACTACCATCGTCAAACTTATGACTACTTGCCAAAATCACAACGTCCGCCTGAACGCTTGCTGCAGTTGAATAAAGCTAAAGGTCGTTGGAAGCTGGTAGAAATTAATCGTCGCATGCAACCTGATTCACATAAACCAACGATCGGTAAAATGCTAGAATCGGACACACGAATCGACTTGGATAAGAAGATCTAATGATTAGCTTTAAGCAATTTTTGAAGGAGGGGATGATCGCTAACCCTCCTAAACTTTTGAAGGACATCACGGATTTTATCGTGTATGTCTATTTGGCGTATGTCAAAGATAATATCGAAGAGCATCTTAGTGGAAAAGAGTACAATGAAGCGTTGCAGCTGCTTAAGCGTTTCGTTTCAAAGTACAAGCTTCCGATGCCAACAGATAGTTGGTCAGAAAAAGCCGGAAAGGGTGGAGTAATTGAGCATTCATTTAAGCTTGACTTTTCCGATCTTCCAGATAGATACTTGGACAAGCTGAAAAAGCTTGGAACCGACATATCAAAGTTGCATGAGTATGATGAAGTAATAGCGGAACTGGACTTCACTCCAAACAGCACCATTCCAACTTCAGGTGAATTCAATCCTGGAACGCTGTCGATGACGTTTTCAATGAAGCATAATAGTATGCTGCTAGATTCTGAAAACACTACGATTGATAATCTTCATCAACTGTTGTATAACCGTTTGCCATTCTTGGTCGGTATTGTAGATCATGAAACAGCTCACATGGTTCAATTCCTGGTTCTTCGTAAGTTCCATGCGTACAACGTACACAGCTTGTACACGTCTGGTAAAATCGATGATGAGAATCGTGATGATTACTACAATTCTCAAGTAGAATTTGACCCGCAGATTCGTTCCGAGGCGGCTTATTTTAAGGGCGTTGAAGAACTATCAAAGGAGTTCGGATTGAAAGAATATGACAAGCATAAAGCGCTTGAGCATTTTACTTTCGCAGATGGTACAAAAGAACCAAGGACGGATGACCTTGAAAAGATCTCATTCACTAGACGTTCACCATTCTTTGGAGCTCTCAAGAGAAAGAATCCAGAGAAATGGAAAAAAGCAGTAAAGCTTATCTCACAAATGGTGTAACATGATTAGACAATATTACTACAACAAACAGTTGAAGCAATACATTGTCATGTTTGCAAACCTCTTTGTCGGCTTGAAAGTGCAGGCTGGTAAGGATGAATGCGGGTGTGAACAATTTATTGACGTTCCGATCGTCTACGGCTCGATGGATCGTGTCGTTGCTTCAATTGGAGCACGAAACACTCAAAATCAGCAATTTGGCTTGCCGATTATGTCATGTTACATGCAAAGCCTTGAACTAGCACCTGACCGCATGAAAGGCGTAAATCAGGTTGATAAGCGCACGGTTCTCGAACAGGGTGGAATTTATCCAACAGATTTGAAAGCTATCCGTCGTGTGATGCCAATTCCATATGACTTGACATTTGAGTTAGCGATCTACGCATCGAACACTGATCAGCTGCTTCAAATCCTTGAGCAGGTACTGATTCTATTCGACTATGATTTACAAGTTCAGCGTAATGATTCTCCATATGATTGGACAAAGATCACGAGCGTTTATCTTGAAGGCATAAACAACGAAGAGAATTACCCTCTTGGCACTGACCGTCGTGTAATTAATTGGACCTTGACTTTTAGAATGCCAGCTTGGCTATCGCCGCCAGCTGAAGTTCGTGAAAAGCTTATCCAAAGCATCGCAATTCGTTTTGGTGATCTTGAAGGATTGGATCTTAGTCAAATTGATGAAAATGGAAATCTTCAACCATTTGATGATCCGAATCTCTTTACGTCATTCACTATAACTCCATCTCCTGAGGGTGGAGTGGTTGTTACGCCTGGAACGCCAGATGAATCAGTTCATAATGCTGTTGTTATTGGCACCTCAGTTGAGTAAAAGTTGGAAAAATGGTCACTCAAAATAAATACATCGTACAAAACTACACCGTAATAAGCACGGTAGTTTCTTAGGAGAAATTTAACATGGCAACACTGTCCCAAGCAGGCATCTACGGTGTAGGGAATGGTATTCTGCACCCAAAGCATAAGAACCGCTGGAATGTAATTTTCAGTGGTCTTGGCGGCGCTACTGGTTCGAACGCCAGCGCATCCAACAATCTGTCACTGCAGCTTATCACTGCGTCACGTCCATCACTCGAGTTTGAAGAAGTTCAACTCGATCGTTATAACTCGCGCGCCTATGTTGCTGGTAAGCATTCATTCCAGCCGATTCAGCTGACGCTTGAAGATGACGTAACAAACCGTGCATCTACTGCAATTCAAACTCAGCTTGAATTGCAACAGCGCCTTATCGGTGCAACCGGTCCTTGGCTCAATACTGAAGCTACTGCTTCATCGTATAAGTTCGGTATCGATTTGAACATGCTTGACGGTAATGAAACGATTCTCGAAACCTGGAAGTGTGAAGGTTGCTTTATTCAGCACGTTGAGTACGGTGATCTGGATTATGCGGAAGGTGGCAAGGTTACGATTGCGTTGACGATTCGTTATGACCACGCTCGTCAAATCCTCACACCAGATATCGGTGGCTCGGCGATCGGCGGTATTCTCGCGTAAGCGAAAACTAGTATCATCACAAACGGGGCTTTTAGCCCCGTTTGTCTTTTCCATAAATAGCATTCATAAGGAGAACAGAATGGCAACTTTCAAAGAATTTTTAGCTGAAGAACGTAGACATGTAGTTAAAGACCCGGAGGTCGAGAAGATGCGTTCATTCATTGATAAGATCGCTAAAATGCTCTTCGGACATGATGGGGACTACGTCCGTGATTTGAAACGTAGTAAAGATTACAAGTACTATGGTGTTGCTCATGAAAAGAGCAAACTTAAGACCGACAAACACCGTCACCTGAAGCTTACGTTTGACAATAGTACTCACTCTGGAGAATTTGAGATTAACACTCTATCTCCATTGAAAATCCAGTACAACGGTGAAACTGACAAAAAGATTCGTGCCCTTTATCGCACCTTTGAAATTAAATCCAAGAAACGAACCAATTACATCATGCGAGAAGGAATTCCAGTTCTTCGTGAAATTCATCTTGGAAAGCACATTGACAAGCACACGGTCGCGTTTGTTAAAGAAGTATTGAAACTTTTGAAACCTGAATAACATGAGCTTAATAGATTCCGCACTCAATAGTATCGGCATTAACGCCGGCATCACCGATAGTTTCGGAGCAGCGCAGTACGGCGGAGCTGCGAATCTGTTTGCTAGCGCCGTTGGTGCTTTTACTGGTGGCGCCGTAGCTAGTACAATTGGAGCCGTAGAATCATTGACGGCTTCTAACGGCGATTGGACAGCTGGCCACTATGCTAACGATTTAGTCAATCACGCTCCAAAATTCAAGTTTCTCTTTAAGGTATTGTTCTCTGGTTTCGGAACACGTGATTTCTATTACTATGTTCAGCACGTAGATAAACCTAGAATCCGATTCAACCACCAAGAAGTAAACTACTACAACTTCCGTTCAAAGGTGCTAACAAGCACCACCTTTGAACCGCTGAGCGTTACGTTTCTTGATGAAACTGGGAATAGCGTCAATCAATTCTTCCAACAGTACATGACTATGATGTCTGGTCAAGGCTCTGGCGGCGTTGGTATCAATAATGGTTTCACAAAAGCTTCATCATCAAAAAGTTACGCCAATGGATATTCCGTTGGCCAAAGTATTACGATTGAGCAGATTTTTGGCAATGGTACCGCGTCAAACCGTTTTGTCTTCATTAATCCTCGAATTGAATCGTTCGATTTTGATGAACTGAGCATGGAAGAAAATGGTGGTTCGACCATGACGGTGTTGTTTCACTATGATGGGTTGACTTGCTCTACTGTATCACAGTCAACACTATACTCATGGGGTAACACTGACATTCTGCGAGGTGGCGGCAATGATGTAAGCAATGGCGGAGCATCATCTCTGCTTGAGGCTGGTGCGTTGATTGTTCAAAGCGCTACTGGAACAAACACAACTGGGCTGTTCTCATCTATTGCTGGCATCGGCAAAGCTATCTCTTCAACAACTGATGCCATTGGATCATTTAGCAGCAGTAGTAGCAGCCAGCTAAGCCCTGGCGTGCTTCCAGCCTCTCTATCTGGGTTGAGCGGCGCAAACGCTGGTATTTCAGCTATTTCGGCGTACAACCAATCAGGTGCAGTTGATAGCTCAGGATCAACTCTTAGCTCTAACATACAATTTACGCTGAACAGCGTCCAGAGTGGATCTAATTTGGCACCAGCGGCTAGCCTAGACGCAGGAGAATCTGTCGTTAGCTCAAACGGTGTTGGCAGTAATTCATTTGGCTTCACCTCATAAATTGATAGACTCTGGCCAAGAATAAATAACTTCCTATAGTCATAGGAGGAAATCTTGGCCAAAGGTTTATTCACACCACTCAATCCAGAAAAGTATCTCGGAGACCCGACAAAGATTCGTTTCTTGTCGTCTTGGGAGGCACGTTTCATGACATTTTGCGATAATAATCCAAATGTCATTGAATGGGCGTCTGAAGAAATTCACATCAAGTATTTTCACCCTGTCAAGAAGAAGTTAGCAAATTACATTCCGGATTTCATTATCAAGTATCGTGATCGAAATGGAAATCTCATCACGGAAATGATTGAAATCAAACCACGTAAGCAGGCGATGATTACTAAGCGTATGACCAACTACGAGAAGGTAAGCTTGGTAATCAATAGAGCGAAGTGGGAAGCAGCCGAGGCCTATTGCAAGCTTGCTAACATTCGTTTTCGAGTTCTAACGGAAGAAGATTTATTCCGCTAAAGGAACATTTTTAACATTTCTTGATAAATATCTTCTTTAGGATATTTACATGGAAATTAAAGAAACTAGACAAGCGAGCCGGCGCAAGCATCACTACATCTACAAGACGACCTGTAAGATCACCGGTAGATACTATATTGGAATGCATTCAACCGATAATCTAGATGATGGATATGTCGGATCCGGTCAGAGACTTTGGAAATCAATCAATAAGCATGGTAGAGAAAATCATGTTTGTGAAATTCTAGAGTTCTTACCAGATAGAGAAAGTTTAAAAGCTCGTGAAGCAGAATTGGTTAATGAAGAAACTATTCATGATGAAATGTGCATGAATTTAGCTCTTGGCGGTGGATACCAATGGCCACTATCACAAACACCTGAAGCTAAAACAGCGAGAATTAATGGTGTTCGTGAATTTTGGAAATCTGATGCTGGAGAAGCTGCAAAAATATCGATTGCAGAAAAAATAAGCAATCGAGTTGTTTCAAAGGAGACAAGAGATCTTCAATCAATTGTGGCCAAGGAAAGAATGAAGAATTTAAAGGATAGCGGTAAGTGGGAAGACGCTAAAAAGAAAAATTCATTGGCACACACTGGTAAAATACAAAGCGCTGAAGCTATAGAGAAACGTGCAGCTTCTATAAAACGAACTCGTGAAGAAAATGGTCCTCATAAATTTTCTGATCAAGCGCGTGAAAATATTTCAAAATCATTACTTGGCAGTTCCAGGAACAAGAAAACTTGGATACTAGTCAATGAAATGACTGGAGAAGAAAGTAGTATTGAAAATCTTCAAAAATGGCTTAGAGATAATCAATTTACTGCTCCAACTAGCACGGTAGTTCGTGATAGCAGCAACAAAATTATTTTTAGACTTAGGAAAGCAGAAAATAAATGAGTCAAGAAACTGAACACTCACACCCGCTTGAAGATATTTTCAATATCGATAGTGGTTCAACTCCAGTATTCACTGAGAAAGATCCATCAATTTCAGTGTCAACTGACCTGATTGATCCATCTACTGGGGTTCCAATGGAGCGCAAAGTAGACAATCTTACAGCTGATGACATCGCGCGCGAAGATCGGTTAGATGATCTGGCTGTTGATCGACAGCTCGCTACGATTCATGATGCAGCGTTGACCGCATTTTCACAGCAGTCTCGTATGGCGCAGGAAGTTGACCCAAAGTTTGCGGCTCGTAACGCAGAGGTTGCAGCGCAGTATCTCAACATTGCGTTGAATGCTACAAACTCACGAGTTGATGCAAAGTACAAGCGCGGTAAGCTCCGAATTGCTGCGAATCAAGCTGGCACGCCACAGACGCTCAACCAAAACGTCTTCATCGCAGATCGTAATGCAATTCTACGCCAGATGATGGAAGCCGAAACTCAAGACTCTCCGGTTATCGAAGGTGCTATCAAGGAAGTCAAGTGAGATTCAAGGATTTCATCTCAGAAGCGTTCGACTCAAAGATCAACTATGACATTGAGACGAATGACGCCGACTATCTAAAAGCAGCTGCGATGATCGGTGGCCGTAAGATCGTCATGGTTGCCTGGAAGGAGCATCTTGAAGGTCCAGACGTTTGGGGTATTGAATTTTACCAGCTAAAAGATGATGGTAGCAAGACATACAAGCTCACGGGCTCGGGTGGTCAGATGCAGGTGATGTCATTTTGGAAGCAATTCATCGAACTGCTCATCTCCATGCACCAACCGGCTCGTATCGTGTTCACTGCTGAGACACAGAATGGTCGTGCTGACGTCTATAAGAAAGTCTTGCCAAAGTTCAACATCCAGAAATACACCCTGTCTACCAAGCACAATGGCGATGATGAAGAGTTTGACCTGACAAGAGACGATTAATTTTCAACCAGCAATCTAACAAAGAATAAAAACAAGAATCAATGAGCAACGAGCAGTTGCTGGTAGAATCATTATATCAATCCGTAGAAATGATGTAAATTTTAACCTGTTATTATTTAGGATGACTCCAGGAAATGATGCAAGTTCGTCCTAAATATCTTTACTTGAACCTGGAGTATATAATCATATGTCAAATAAAAATGAATTCATCAAGAAGCCGAATACCGAAGCAGAGTATTCGGCTTTTACGATCCAAGAGCTAAAGAAGTGCAAGTCCGATCCGGTCTACTTCATTAGCAACTACATGTTCGTGCAGCACCCAAAGCTCGGTAAGATTCCGCTGCGCTTGCATGACTATCAAATTCGATGCATCAGAGCTTTCCAGCAGAATCGTTGGTGTGTCGTCAAGGCTGGACGTCAGCTAGGTAAATCTACCGTCATTGCTGCGTACCTGCTCTGGTTTGCGTGCTTCCACTTCGACAAGTACATTCTAGTCGCTTCGAACAAGAACGCAGGTGCGATCGATATTATGAACCGCATCCGCTTCGCTTATGAAGAACTTCCTGACTGGTTGAAACCAGGTGCAAAGGCGTTCAACAAGCACTCTGTTGAGTTTGATAATGACTCGATGATCACTTCTTCCGCAACTACGGAAAATACTGGTCGTGGTCGTTCTATTTCACTCCTGATGCTTGACGAGTTGGCGTTCGTTCAGAATCGAATCCAAGATGAAATGTGGACTTCGCTTGCGCCAACGATCTCTACTGGTGGTTCCTGTATCATCTCATCTACTCCTAACGGCGACATGGATTTGTTTGCCAAAATTTGGAGAGAAGCAGAAGCTGGAATGAATGGCTTTGTTCCTGTTGAAGTGCTTTGGAATGAACATCCGGAACGAACGGAAGAATTTAAACGAGACATGATCTCGAAGGTTGGTGAAGAAAAGTGGCTCCAAGAATATGAGTGTCAATTCATTTCTTCGGATGACTTGCTTATCAACTCGATCACCTTGGCTAACCTTCGCAGTAAAGCTCCTCTCAAACGAGACAAGGGCTTCATCTTCTGGAAGGAACCTTCTGCTAAGATGACGTACATCATTGGTGTTGACGTCGCGCAAGGTATGAAGAAGGACTATGCATCCATCGAAGTAGTTGAGCTCGAAACTATGGAGCAAATTGCAGAATTTCGTTCCAATTCTGTCAAAGAGCCTGAGCTCTACCAGGCTATTAAGTGGATCATTGAAAAATTGCTAACGTATCGTGACCGACAGGGTAACCCACCTGCTATTCACTGGTCATTTGAAAATAACGCTGTTGGTGCAGCTATTGCCGCGTTGTTCAATAATGACGAGCACTTCCCACATGATGCTGAGCTGGTCTCGAATGGTGATAAGATTGGTATCAACACCTCAGGAAAGTCGAAGGCGATGGCTTGTAAGACGCTGAAGACGCTGATTGAAAAGCCAAAGAACAACCTCGTCATCAATTCTGACCCACTCATCAGAGAACTTAAGACGTATGTTCGTTCAGGTTCTGCGTATGCTGCGAAGTGGGGTATGCATGATGACTTGATCTCTGGCATGCTGATCGTTGCGCAGATTATCAAGCAGCTTTCTGAGTATGAACCAGAGGTCTTCAACACGCTGTATGAAAGTGAAGGCGAGTTCTACCAAGAAACAGAAGAAAATTCTCGTAAGCAAGATGATGAGTATGGTTCGGTCGTAACTGAGGACGAAGGCGACGATCCGATTCCATTTGTATTTTAGTGTAACAGATAAATAGGCGAGAGGAATCGTCCTCTCGCCTATAGTTACATATCATGCCATCAGAAATCGCAGTTCCGCTTATCACTTTTGTAGTCGCCGCATACGCTGTTCATTTCGCCATTGCGTATCTTGAACGCTGCTGGTACAATGATCCTGTCGAAAAAGTTGAGCTCTCGGAGGCTCCAAAAATCATCAACTAAAAATATACATCGCGCGTCCTAGGTATTACTATCATCATTCTAGCAATACATAAACCGCGATGAATCCCTCCGACAAGTCAATTGCAGTAGAACGTCGAGTCATTCGACGTATGCACCTCGCAACAATTTCTTGCCCGCCAAACCAACCTGGTGCTGGGTTATTCAAACAAGGCAATATTCTTCTACTCGGAGAACAAGCTTCTGATCCGATCAACGATCCGGATCAAAAACCATTCTGTTCAACTCGAGCTTGCTCTGGTTGGTTGAACTGGCAAATGGAACTGCACAATCTGGAGGAAGACCATTTCTTCTGGTTAAATGTGTTGAATAATGATGGAACTGCGATTGATCTAAACGCAGCAGTAGCTCGGCTACGTCCGTCGGCAATCATTTCGCTTGGCAATATCGCTCGAAACGCTTGTGTAAAATCTGGTATCACTCCGGTGCATTTTTCGCACCCACAATACTGGAAGCGTTTTCGAAGTAAGGAACTTTATCCATTGATTCCGTTCCTTGTAGAGAAAACTAAAAATTTACATAGGTCTTCATTAGGTTTAGTATAAATAGTCTCTGTCAACGGTGCAACGCCGAGACATAGTTCATAAGTGTAGTACAAACAACGTTAATAAGTTAGGAAGTTAAGTATCATGGCTCTATCTCTCGAACAACTCAAAGCAGCATTCTCCAAGAAGTCCACCAATTCCGAAGGCAATACCGGTTTCTGGGATAAGTTCTATCCGTTCTACAAGATGGATACCGACGCAATCGCAGAATGGCGTTTCCTCCCCGATCTGAATGAAGACAATCCGCTTGGCTTCATGGTCGAAAATAAGTACCACGAACTCGTCATCAACGGTCAAAAGAAGCGTATCGCTTGCTTGAAGATGTATGGTGAATCCTGCCCGTGCTGCGAGCTGTCGCAAAAGCATTACAATGAAGGCGACACAGCAATGGGTAAGAAGTACTGGCGCAAGATTGACTACATTGGCCAAGGCCTGGTAGTTAGCTCGCCGATCGAATACCCGATCAAGGCTGATGAAAATCCGGTCCGTTTGATCTCGATTGGTCCGAAGCTGTACAAGAAGATCGAAGCTGGTATCGTTACTGGTGATCTGGATGCAATGCCGTATGATCTCCAGGAAGGTTACAACTTCCGCATCATCAAGTCGAAGCAAGGTGAATACGCATCGTACGACAATTCGGAATTCCGTCGCAAGGCAACCGCAATTGAACCGGCACTGATCGATCGCATCGACCTGTACGATCTTAGCAAGTTCCGTTACGCAAAGATCGAACGTGAAGCGATGGAAGC